CCGGAGACACCGATTTGCAGAACATCATCGACGAAATCGTGGGCGAGATTGCCGCCTTGTTGTACAAATTGGAGCGGTTCAAGTGAACAAACCCGGTCTCTATGCCAATATTCTCGCCAAACAGGAACGCATCAAAGCCGGTTCGGGCGAGCGTATGCGTAAGCCCGGCCAACCCGGCGCACCGACAGCCAAGGCGTTCCGTGAGAGCGCCAAGACGGCCAAGAAAGAAAACAAATGACAGCCGCGTGGACACGCAGCGAGGGCAAGAACCCCAAGGGCGGCCTGAACGCCAAGGGTCGTGCCTCGTACAAGGCCGAAACAGGCGGGACGCTTAAGCCCCCGGTCAAGGCTGGCGACAATCCACGCCGAGCCTCTTTCTTGGCCCGTATGGGCAATATGCCGGGGCCGATGGCGAAGAACGGCGAACCGACACGCCTCGCCCTTGCACTCAAGGCATGGGGCGCGTCCAGCAAGGAGGACGCAAAGGCCAAGGCACGAGCCATCAGCGCGAGGAACAAGTAATGGCCGTTGACCGTCAGCGCCTTGCGGAAGCACTTGCCTACGGAGAACAGAAACGCCGGATGATGGAATCCGTGCCGACCGTGGGCAACCTGCCGCCCGCCCAACCGGCTCGCAGGAACCTACGCACCGACCTTGAGAATCTGTCCTCGGGCATCGGACAGGGCATCGTCAACCAGATGGAAGGCGTCAAAGGGCTGATCACCGACCCCGTAGGCACCGTTAAAGGCGCATACGAAGGCGTTAAAGGCATTGTGCGCGACCCGTCCGTACTTGCTGACGCATTGCGCTACACCGCCGACAAAGCCATGAGCGGCCCATTAGGCGCAGGCGAAGTGGTAGGCGAGATGCTTGGCCCGATGCGCGGTAAGCCGCCAATGGCCGAAATTGACGTTTACCACGGCAGCCCGCACCGCTTTGAACCTGAAGAAACGCTAACTGTTTACCGTGGCGAAAATACGGCAAATAAGGGCGGCAATTACTGGACGGGCGACCCTGAATTTGCGCGACAGTTCACGCAAAGCGGATTGGAAAACGAAATTAAGCGGTCTACGTTGTCTACCGCTGACGTTTACACGCCGCCAACTCCGGTTTTTGCGGGAGACGCAAAAGGCGTTGATGCGGCTATTGCGGAAGCAAAAAGATTAGGCAAAAGCGTTGTGCGTTTGAGCGAAGGTAAAAGCCAGCCAGATAGTTTTTACGTTGTAGAAAAAACAGCGTTAGGACGAACGGGCAACCCATTTGGCGCTTTTAACGCCAGCAAGATCGGCACGGGCGAAGGCGCACAGGCTTTCGGCCACGGTATTTACCTTGCCGAAAGTCCTGACATTGCAAAGCACTACCGAAAACAATTAGGCAAGTTTTACGACCAAGTACAAACCCCCGAAGGCATGATGCCGTTAGAGGAGGCAGTAACCAAATATCACCCCGACGGTGCGATAACGGCCAAAGTGTTGACCAAATATCGCGGCAAAACCGACGTTAATTCATTCAATAAACTGATTGACGATCAAATTGTCCCTGAAATGCGCGCTCAATACCCGCAATCAGAATGGGAAAAGTTTAAGCCGCAACAAGGCAACCTTTACACCGCCGACCTACCCGACGAAATGGTAGATCGGATGCTCGATTGGGATAAGCCGTTGAGTGAGCAGCCGGAAGCGGTGCGGAAAGCGTTACGAGACGTATATAACGCAGATTGGTTAGGCGATGAAAGCAAGCAGACTGGTCAAGATTTGTACAAGCGAATGGGTAAAATGCACGGCGATGATATTGCAGCCGTATCCCGTGATTTGCGAGACATAGGCATCCCCGGCATACGTTACCTAGACGCAGGCAGCAGAGGCCAAGGCGGCAGCGGTACACGCAACTTTGTTGTGTTCCCCGGCGAAGAAAAGAAGGTTAAGATTCTCAAACGTGAGTGATTGTCCCACAGGCGATCCAAAGTAGACCTAAACCGATGGCAAAGGGTAAGAAAACAGGCGGTAGGCAGGCGGGCACCCCTAATCGGGCCACACAGGCTGCTAGGGAGGCGATAGCCGCTTTCGTAGACGGCAATGCAGACCGCCTCCAAGGGTGGCTAGATGAGATCGCAGCGGAGAAGGGGCCACAGGCTGCCTTTGAGTGCTTCAGCACGTTGCTGGAGTACCACGTTCCCAAACTCGCTCGCCAAGAGATCACAGGCAAGGACAACGGCCCGGTCAAGGTACAGATCGGATGGATGGCTCCCGAATAATTCTCCCCTACCGCCCGCGCAAGGCGTTCATGCGGTTCCATGAGCGCACGAAACGCTGGGCCTGCCTTGTCGCACACCGTCGCGCAGGTAAGACCGTTGCCGCCGTCAACGACATGATTCGGGCTGCCGCGATGTATCAGGGGCCGTATGGCTTGTTCGCATACGTCAGTCCGTACAGGTCGCAGGCCAAGGCAATTGCTTGGCAGTATTTTAAGGACGGCGCACACCCTATAACTCAATCGGTCAACGAGCAGGAACTGACCATAACCCTCATCAACAACAGCCAGATACGGCTGTACGGGGCCGAAACCGCAGACAATATGCGCGGATTGGGGTTCTCGGGCGTATACATGGACGAATTCGGTGACTTTAAGCCCAGTGTATTCGGCAACGTCATACGCCCGGCGCTGTCAGACAAGCAAGGTTGGGCTGTATTTGGCGGTACACCGAAGGGCAAGAACCAGTTTTGGGAGATTTACGAGACAGCAAAGCGCCTGCCGGATGAATGGTTCCTGTTGCGCCTCCCCGCTTCATCGTCGGGGTTGTTGCCTGCTGGCGAATTAGCCGCAGCACGGGCGCAGTTGGCCGAGGATCAGTACCTACAGGAGTACGAGTGCAGTTTTGAGGCTGCGATTCTCGGCGCTTTTTACGGCAAAGAGATGCGCGAGGCTAACGACCAAGGCCGCATCACCAACGTGCCGTATGACCCCGGTATGCCCGTATACACCGCATGGGACTTGGGGTGGCGCGACGACACGGCAATATGGTTCTATCAAGTAGCACGCGGGGAAATCCGCGTGATTGACTTCTATGCCGTATCGGGCGAGGACATCCATACCATTGCGGACGTCGTGACCAAGAAGCCCTACCGCTACGCCAAGCACTACCTGCCGCACGACGCTCGGGCCAAGAGCCTACAGACGGGCAAGAGCATCATTGAGCAATTGGCCGCACAACTTGACATTGGCAAACTGGCCGTTGTTCCCGACATTGGCGTGCAGTCAGGCATTCAAGCGGTACGCATGATGCTGCCCCGGGTGTGGTTTGACGCAACCAAATGTAGTGATGGCATTGAGGCGCTACGGCAGTACCAGCGCGAATACGACGAGGACAAGAAAGCCTATCGTCAGTCACCGCGTCACGACTGGACATCACACCCTAGTGACGCCTTCCGTATGGTTGCGGTATCATGGTCTGAAGTCGCTGACAAGCCCCCAGCGCCAGAGGTCAAGCCGCTGATGGTGGGGCCGGAGAACACAGTCACGTTGAACGATATGTGGTCGGTTCACGACCGTACCGTTAGCAGGAGAGCAAGGATATGAGCATTGTCAGCCCGAATCGTTACCCCTATGAAACAGTGGCCGCCTCGCAGACCGCACAGGTACTCGGTGGCACAGGTGCCGTGGGTGACTACCTCCATCGCATTGTGGTGACGGTCACGACGACTGGCACCAGCACGTTAAGCGTCATTGACGGCAGCACGACCGTCCTGACGATGGCTGCGAACACCCCGGTAGGCGTTTACAGCCTTGAGATCAACGCCGCTGCGACTACCGGCCCGTGGAAGATCACGACCGGCGCAGGGCTTGCCGTCATGGCTGTTGGATTCTTCACGGCCTAATCATGGACGGCATACTGCAACCGGAACTGGAAAAGTACCTCCGAATTATCGGTCAGTATGACAACGAGTTTGCTAAATGGCAGGCGCGTACCAAGAAGATCGTTAAGCGGTACCGGGATGACAGCCGTGGGCAGGGTGGCAACGAAGCCGCCCGTTTCAACATTCTGTGGTCAAACGTACAGACGCTGACCCCTGCCGTTTACGCCAAACTCCCAAAAGCCGACATCGCGCGCCGCTTTGGCGATAACGACCCAGTTGGCCGCGTAGCCTCGCAGTTGCTGGAACGCGCCATCGACTTTGAGATTGAGCATTACCCCGACTTCCGCTCGACGATGAAGTACGACGTTGAGGATCGGTTCCTCGGCGGTCGCGGTACGGCGTGGGTGCGGTACGAGCCGCACGTTGCCCCCATTGGCATTGAGGACGATGGCGTGTCCATCACCTCGGCCATCGAACAGGGTGAGGGTGCGCCGCCGAACCTTGAGCAGATCGAATACGAGTGCGCCCCAGTGGATTACATCCATTGGCGCGACTTTGGACACTCACAAGCGCGCACATGGGAAGAAGTGACCTGCGTGTGGCGCTGGGTGTACATGACCCGTGAGGCGCTCGCAGAACGCTTTGGCGACGAAATGGCCCGCAAGATACCCCTCGACCAAGGGCCGGAGCCGCTAAACGCCTATAACGAGGCCAAGCGCACGTACAACCGTGCGAAGATTTGTGAACTGTGGGACAAGGAAACCCAAAAGGTTTACTGGTTCTGTAAGGGTATGCCGCAGATGATCGACGTCCGCGATGACCCGCTCGGGATCGAAGGGTTTTTCCCCTGCCCGAAGCCGCTTTACGCGACGACGACCAGCGACACGCTTGTGCCGGTGCCGGATTTCCTGCTGTACCAAGATCAAGCGATGGAGTTGGACATCCTGTCCGACCGCATTGACGGATTGGTGAAGGCGCTGCGCGTGCGTGGTGTATACGACAGCAGTCAACCTGCCCTGCAACGACTGATGACCGAGGGCGACAACAATGCGCTTATTCCAGTTGATAAATGGATGGCTTTTAGCGAGAAGGGCGGCCTTAAAGGCAGCATTGACCTCCTTCCGCTCGACACCCTCGCCAACGCCCTCATCCAGTGCTACCGCGCCCGGGAAGACATCAAGTCCCAAATCTACGAAATCACGGGTATCTCGGACATTATCCGTGGCACCTCGTTCGCCAGCGAAACCGCGACCGCGCAGCAAATCAAAGGACAGTACGCAGGATTAAGACTGCGTTCTATGCAAGAGGACGTTGCCCTCTTTGCGTCGGAACTGATCCGCTTGAAGGCGCAGGTAATGTGTAGGCATTACCAGCCGCAAACTATCCTTGCCTACGCTGCCGCGCAGCAGATGACGCCAGCCGATCAGCAGTTGATCCCGCAGGCGTTGGAATTGCTGAAGGACAAGCCGCTGCGGAACTTCCGCGTGGACATTGCTGCCGACAGCCTTGTGATGCTGGACGAAAACCAGAACAAGCAAGACCGTATGCAGTTCTTGCAGGCTTTTGGTGGCTTCCTCGCCCAAGCCCTGCCGGTTGGTCAGGCCAGCCCGCAGATGGTGCCAATGATGATGGAACTGCTGCGCTTTGGTATGCAGGCGTTTAAGGCGGCCCGTCCGATTGAGGGTCAGATCGACGCCACGTTGCAGCAATTGCAGCAGGCGGCCATGCAGCAGCAAAACCCTGAGCAGCAAGGCAAGCAAGCCGAGATGCAGCAAAAGGGCCAGTTGGAGCAAAGCAAGATGCAGATGGAATCTGCGCTCACGCAAGCCAAGATGCAGCATGAGATGCAGATGGAGCAGATGCGGAACCAAGCCAAGATGGCGATGGAACAGCAGAAAATGGACTTTGAGGCACGCCTCAAGGCTGCCGAACTGCAACAAAAGCAGGCTGCTGACCGTTACCGCGCTGACCTTGACGCACAAACCAAACTGGTCATTGCCCAGATGGGCAAGACGATGCCAACGCCGCCGTTTGAGCAATGAAACGCACCTACGTATACGTTGACGGCGAGTTTGTAGAGCGTAAGAAAGACGCCAAGGGGCGTTATCACTACGTCATGCCCGACATCGTGCCGTACAAAAGCATGATCGACGGCAAAATGGTCACTTCCCGTTCGGAACACCGACGCCACCTCAAGGCAAACAACTGCATTGAGGTTGGCAACGAAGATCCAAGCAAGCACGGAAGGCGCGAAACGCCGGTAGACACCCGGCTGGAGCGCATTAAGCACATGGTCAACACACGCCTGACCAATGAACAAGCGGATCGCATACTGCGCGACCTGCGCCAGCACGCTAATTTCACCAATCCCCACAGGAGAGGCTAATGGACGAGCAAGTAGAACGAGACGAAGCCCCACAGGCAGAGGTCACAGACCGTCGTGCGATGCTGGAGCAAGGCTTAGAGGCAGCCGAAAAGGGCGAGCCGGTTGATGGTCGTGACGCACAGGGCCGCTTTGCGCCACGGGCGACTCAAGTTGAGCCACCGGAGACGGAGGCAGAACCGCCGGTGTGGCGTCGTCCGCCTGCGTCGTGGAAGAAGGATTACCACGAGGTTTGGCAGAAAGCCGACCCGAAGATGCAAGAATACGCATGGCAGCGTGAGGAACAGATGCGGGCAGGGGTAGAACCGCTGCTTTCCAAGGCGCAGTTTGCCGACACGATGCAGGAAGCCATCGCGCCGTACCTGCCGACTATTCAAGGCATGGGATTGTCGCCCGAAAAGGCGGTGTCGGCCCTGATGCAAGCCGACTACACGCTGCGTACCGCCCCGCCGCAGCAAAAGATGCAGTTATTTATGCAACTGGCGCAGTCCTACGGCATCCAATTGCCTACGGGCGGCCAGTCGCCACAGCAGCAGCCGCAAGCGCAAGTTGACCCGCTCGTATGGCAACTCCAAAACGAGTTGAACAACGTGCGCGGCGAAGTAATGGGCTGGAAACAGCAGCAGGAAATGCAGCAAAACCAGCAACTGCTGGGTGAAATTAACCAATTTAGTATGAAGGCCGATCATTTTGAGGAAGCCCGCCCGACCATGATCCAACTCCTACAGAGTGGCATGGCCGAAACGCTGGACGAAGCATATGAAAAGGCTATTCGACTGAACCCTGACTTGTTTGAGCAAATCAACAAGGCCCAACAGGCTGAAGTTGCCGCTCGACAAGCCAAG